AGATCATTCTGCCAATGGAACAGGTGCTGCATATTCCCGGCTTGGGCTTTGACGGTCTGGTCGGATACAGCCCCATTGCAATGGCGAAAAATGCACTCGGTCTTGCGGTCGCCTGCGATGAATACGGCGCATCGTTTTTTGCAAACGGTGCATCGCCCTCGGCGGTGCTGGAGCATCCGGGCGTGATCAAAAACCCGGAGCGTGTGCGTGAGGCGTGGCAGCGGGCATACGGCAGCGGCAATGCACACAAGACCGCAATCCTCGAAGAAGGCATGAAGTACACGCCGATTTCCATTCCGAATAATGAGGCGCAGTTCCTTGAAACCCGCAAATTCCAGATCGAGGAAATTGCCCGCCTATACCGTGTGCCGCTGCATATGATCGGCGACCTCGACCATGCAACCTTCTCCAACATCGAGCATCTGTCGCTGGAATTCGTAAAATACACCCTTGATCCGTGGCTGGTGCGCTGGGAACAGGGACTACAGAAAGCGCTTCTTTCGGGCTCCGAAAAGGGGCGCTATTTCATTAAGTTCAATGTGGAAGGTCTGCTGCGCGGCGACTATGCAAGCAGAATGCAGGGCTATGCGACTGCAAGACAGAACGGCTGGATGTCAGCAAATGATATCCGTGAACTGGAGGACATGAACGCTATTCCCGATGAGGACGGCGGCAATCTGTATCTGGTGAACGGCAGCTTTACAAAACTGGCAGATGCAGGCGCATTTGCTGAACAGCCCGCTGCGGCGGAGAAAGGAGAAAATGCCAATGAATAAATTTTGGAACTGGGTGCGCAATGAAGATACAGGCTCTGCGGAGCTGATCTTCAACGGACCGATTTCGGAAGACACATGGTTCGGTGATGAAATCACGCCTGCCATGTTCCGCAATGAGCTGGCGAAGGTCAGCGGCGACCTGACCGTCTGGCTGAATTCCCCCGGCGGAGATGTGTTCGCCGCATCGCAGATCTACACCATGCTCCGCAACCACAAGGGCAAGGTCACAGTCAAGATTGATGGCATTGCGGCAAGTGCCGCTTCTGTTGTTGCAATGGCTGGTGACGAAACCCTGATCGCTCCGACGGGAATGCTGATGATCCACAATCCCTCGACGGTCGCTTTCGGCAATAAGGAAGCAATGCAGAAAGCCATCGAGCTTCTGGACGAGGTCAAGGAGAGCATCATCAACGCCTACGAGGAAAAGTCCGGTCTCAGCCGCAGCAAAATCGCCCGCATGATGGACGAGGAAACATGGCTGAATGCGAAAAAGGCGCAGTTCCTCGGACTGGTGGACGGTATTCTCTTTGCGGGCAGCGCTCCGCAGCAGAAAACGGAGGAAGAGCCGGAAGAAGATACACCGGATGAGGATGAACCGAAGGAAGACAATCTCACGGCAATGTCCTATTCCCGTGCAGCAACCATGCAGAGCCTGATGCAGAAGGTCTCGGCAGAACACAAAGGTACACCCGTGGATCAGCTGATGAGTCGGCTGAATCTTCTGAAATACTGATTGGAGGTATGTAAAATGACTATTCAGGAACTTCGTGAAAAGAGAGCGAAGGCGTGGGATACTGCCCGCGACTTCCTCGACAGCAAGCGTCAGGCTGACGGTACGCTTTCCGAGGAGGACAGCAAGACCTATGACGCAATGGAAGCAACCATCGTGAACCTCGGCAAGGAGATCCAGCGCATGGAGCGTCAGGCGGAAATTGAAGCGGATATGGCGAAGGCTACCACTTCTCCCATTCTGACTGCGCCTGCCGCACAGAACAGCGAGCCGGAAAAGACCGGAACCGCATCTGCGGCATACAGCGAGGCATTCTGGAACAGCATCCGCAACCGCAACTGGATCGATGTGCGCAACGATCTTCATGTCGGCACGGATACCGAGGGCGGCTTCCTCGTGCCGGACGAGTTCGAGCGCAAGCTCATCGAGGCGCTAGAGGAGGAGAACATCTTCCGCCAGATGGCGACCGTCATCAAAACTTCCAGCGGCGACCGCAAGATTCCGATCGTGACATCGAAGGGCGATGCGGTCTGGATGGATGAGGAGGAGCAGTACACGCTTTCCGATGACACATTCGGTCAGGCATCGCTCTCCGCATACAAGCTCGGTACGGCGATCAAGATTTCCGAGGAGCTTCTCAACGACAGCGTGTTCGACCTTCCGTCCTACATCGCTCGTGAGTTTGCCCGTCGTATCGGTGCAAAGGAGGAGGAAGCCTTCTTCATCGGCAACGGCACCGGCAAGCCTACCGGCATCTTCAATGCAACCGGCGGCGCACAGGACGGCGCAACGACCGCAGGCGCAAGCATCACCTTCGATGATGTGATGGAGCTTTTCTATTCGCTCCGCAGTCCTTACCGCAAAAAGGCAGTCTGGGTGCTGAACGACAGCACGGTCAAGGCACTCCGCAAGCTCAAGGACGGCAACGGCAACTACATCTGGCAGCCTTCCGTTGCGGCAGGCGTTCCCGATACGATTCTCAACCGTCCCTACAAGACTTCCAGCTATGTTCCGGAGATCGGCGCTGGCAAGAAGTGTATGGCATTCGGTGATTTCAGCTACTACTGGATCGCCGACCGTTCCGGTCGTACCTTCAAGCGCCTGAATGAGCTGTTCGCCATGACCGGTCAGGTCGGCTTCCTTGCAATGGAGCGTCTCGACGGCAAGCTCATCCTGCCGGAGGCAGTCAAGACGCTCAAGGTCAAGAGTGGCAGCGGTGCATGATCACTCTGGCTGAGACGAAAAACTATCTTCGTGTGGATCATACAGAGGATGACAAACTCATCCTCTCACTGATCGACACTGCCAAGCGACTGGTGCAGGACGTCGGCAGAATGGACGATGCGGCACTTGCGGTCAATGAGGAAACCACCCGGCAGGCTATGCTGTATACTGTTTCTTACCTCTACGAGAACCGCAACGGTGCTGACTACCACAAGCTGACACTGACGCTCCGGGCGCTGCTTTTTGCGCAGCGGGAAGGGATGATCTGATGGAGATCGGAACGCTGAATCAGCGCATCGCCTTTCTGGAACACAGCACGAAGATAGACGGCATCGGCAACCACAAAGCCCGGTGGGAGGAAACCTTCTCCTGCTGGGCTGCCGTGTCCGTAAAAACATCGACAGAAACAACCGAGGCTGGCGTGACGCAGGAAGTCGTATCGCTGGAATTCACTGTCCGGCAGACACCCGATACCAAGCGCATCAATACCACCACGCACAAGCTCCGCTTCCGTGGACTGGTGTATGACATCAACGGTGTGCTGCCGAATTATAAATCACTGGATTATATGAAGATCACGGCAGGTACACGAAAGGCTGGTGAGCAGGATGACTTCGATTGACGATATGGCGCAGGAGATCATGCGGGGGCTGACGGAATATGCAGACCTTGCGGATACTGCCATGAAAGCGGCAGTCAAAAAGACAGCCACCTCCGTCAAGAAGGAAATCTCCGCCAATGCTCCGAAGCGCAGCGGCAAGTACCGAAAGAGCTGGACGACCAAGAAAACGCGGGAGAACAGCCATACTCTTGAAATGACGGTTCATTCGAAAGACCGCTACCAGCTTACGCACCTGCTTGAAAAAGGTCATGCAAAGCGCGGCGGCGGCAGAGTTGCGGCGATTCCGCATATCGCTCCTGCCGAAGCAAACGGTGAAGTTCTGCTCACAGAACTGATCGAAAAAGCCCTGAAAGGATAATGCGCATGACCTACGAAGAAATCAATGAAATGATGCAGGAGATCGGTCTACCGTTCGCCTATCATCATTTTGCCGAGGGCGAATCTCCACGACCGCCCTTTGCGCTTTTTCTGTCGCCCGGTGAAAATACATTCGGTGCGGATAATCTGATGTACCACAGCTTCAAGCAGCTTGATGTGGAACTGTATACGGATGAAAAGTCGCCCGAAACGGAAAGCCATGTGGAGGAAGTGCTGACGCAGCACAATATTTATTACACGAAAACTGAAAGCTGGATCGAGAGCGAAAAGCTCTACGAGACGCTTTATGAAATGGAGGTATAACAATGGCACTGCAGAAGAATAAGGTAAAATTCGGTCTGAATAAGGTGCATTGGGCTAAAATCACAGCATGGTCTGATGAGGGCGTTCCGACATTTGCAACGCCTGTGCGCCTGCCCGGTGCTGTATCCCTGAGCATTGATGCGAACGGCGAAAACGAGAACTTCTACGCTGACAACAGCGTGTATTATGTCATCAACAACAACGCAGGCTATGACGGCGATCTGGAGGTCGCACTCATCACAACCGATTTTGCAACGGCGATTCTCGGTGAACAGCTTGATGCAAAGGGCGTTCTGGTGGAGCGCAACGATGCAGAAACATCGCAGTTTGCACTTATGTTCGAGTTCGACGGCGACAAGAACCACATCCGTCATGTGCTGTACTGCTGCTCTGCGTCCCGTCCTGCGACCGAGGGCGAGACTACCGAGGAGAGCAAGTCCGTCAAGACGGAAAAGCTCTCCCTCAAGGCATTGGCGCTGCCCAACGGTTTGGTGAAGTCCAAGACCTGCGAAAGCACCGACCAGACGACCTACGACAACTGGTACAACGCTGTGTATATGCCGACTGCTGCAACCAACAACAGCACCGGCACACGTTCCGCAGGCACAACCAAAAGCGGCAGCGCGACCGAGTAAGGAGGTACAGCATGGCTATTAAAAAGACAATCACCGTTGACGGCATCGAGGTTCCGTTCAAGGCGAGTGCCGCTGTGCCTCGCCTTTATCGCATCAAGTTCCGCAGGGATATTTACAAGGACTTCGCTGCCCTTCAGACTTCCGTGCAGGAGGGCGACGAGGAAGGTTCTACTCTTGACATCGAGAGCCTTGAGGTGTTCGAGAATATCGCCTACATCATGGCGAAACACGCTGATCCGGAGAACGTGCCGGACAATCCCGATGAATGGCTCGAAGCGTTCAACACATTCTCCATTTACGAGGTGCTGCCGCAGCTCATTGAACTATGGGGACTCAATGTGGAGACGCAGGCGGAATCTAAAAAAAACATCGAAAAACTGACCGCCCGATGACAACGCCCCTCTTCCTTCTCCGATGTGTGCAGATCGGGCTGTCTCTCTCGGAGCTTGATCTGCTCACGATCGGAGTCGTGAATGATATGTTCACGGAAAAGGAAAACGACGAATATGACGGCTGGTCGGAGGTCGCTGGACAGGCTGATTTTGATGCGTTCTGATTGACTTTTTCTCCCTGCTGTGCTATAATTTTTATAAGATTATTATCACAGCAAGCGAGATGATGCTATATGAGAATTCTGCCCTCTAAAAGAATTACCGAAAAAATAATGCAGCTGCTTGATATCAAGCCGTTTTCCTCTATGGTGAATACAGTCATTACACATTCTATAAAAGAAAACTCGGTAATTCCCGGAGATATTGAGTCACTTAGAGCTGAAGCAGAAAAAACTAACCGAGATTTGCAGGCGCGAGGGGATTCTGGTTATTCAGATGATGAGCTGATACTGCTTTTTATGGTGGAGTCAATGATTGCACCATATTTAAGTGAGCGCCCAGACGTCCTTAATTATTATATGCAAGCCATTTCAAAAGAGTGCCGTGTATTTGATGCTGAAGAATTCATGAATAATCCATACTTTAAAAATATCGATTTTCACGAAAAACATCAAGGCGACTATGAGCTACTTTACCATGAATTCATGCCTTTTGAAGTTGATCTTTACAGCCCGCCTAAACGATTGCCTCAATTACATATTGATATTCCTCGCGTAAGTTGTTTCACTCACACATTAAAGTATCCGGCAATAGGACAAACAAGTATCAAAAGCACTTGGATGTCGGTTACACCCAACGAGGTATATACTATGGCTGATGCGATTTCAAACGCTAAGGGCAAAGTATTAACTTTAGGCTGCGGTATGGGCTATTTTGCATATATGGCATCTCTTAAAAATGAAGTAGAATCAGTTACAATAATTGAAATTGAGCAAGATATTATCGATTTATTTGAGAAACACATTCTTCCCCAGTTTCAGCATAAAGATAAGATCAATATTATTAAAGCAGATGCAGTTGAATATATGCAGGAACTTACTGATGGGGAGTTTGATTATTGCTTCGCTGACATCTGGATAGGAATAGAAGATATTGCTCCCTACTTTTCTATAAAAGAAATAGGAAGAAAACTGCGAAAAACAAAAATCGATTATTGGATAGAAGAATCCTTTGCGATTTATTTATCACAGTTCATTTGGATTGAAATACTCGAATCGTTTTCAAAAGCTGTCCATGCTGATATTCCCGATGCAAATAATGTTCCGGTGGACGCTGCTGAAGAAAAAGTTCGTGACTATGTTCATAGGCTATTGAAAAAAGTCGAAATAACCACGCCCGATCAAATAGATTACTATCTGACTCCTAAAAACATAATTACCCTTATCAATAAGGCAAAAATCACATTTTAATCAAAAAGCACTTGCTCCGGCAGGTGCTTTTTTCATGCCCTCACGAAGGAGGTGAAACCGCATGGCAAACAGAATCAAGGGCATCACCGTTGAGATCGGCGGCGATACCACCAAGCTGTCGAAGGCTCTGGAGGGTGTCAATAAAAACATCAAGAACACGCAGACGCAGCTCAAGGATGTTCAGAAGCTGCTGAAGCTCGATCCATCCAACACAGAACTGCTCTCGCAGAAGCATAAGCTCCTCGCCGATGCGGTGAAGGCTACCAAAGAAAAGCTGGAAACTCTGAAAACGGCGGCGGAGCAAGCAAATCAGGCTCTCGCCAACGGCGACATCTCGCAGGAGCAGTACGATGCCCTGCAGCGTGAGATCATCGAGACAGAACAGGAACTGCAGAACCTCCAGCGTGAGGCAGAGGCTTCAAGCACGGCGCTTGCAAAGCTCGGTCAGGCGGGAGAAATGCTTGAAAAAGCCGGTGACAAGATCGCCGATGTCGGAACGACACTGACCACTCATGTGACCGTTCCAGTCATGGCTGCCGGAACTGCCGCTGTCAAGACCGCAGCCGACTTCGACTCCGCAATGAGCAAGGTCGCTGCTGTATCCGGTGCGACTGGTGATGAACTGGACGCGCTCCGGGATAAGGCTCGTGAGATGGGCGCAAAGACCAAGTTCTCCGCTTCCGAGGCTGCCGATGCCATGAACTATATGGCGATGGCGGGCTGGAAAACCGGAGATATGCTGGAAGGTATCGAGGGCATCATGAACCTTGCGGCGGCAAGTGGTGAAGATCTCGCAACCACCTCAGATATTGTCACGGACGCTCTGACAGCTTTCGGCATGACTGCTGATGATTCTGCTCACTTTGCAGATGTTCTTGCGGCGGCAAGTTCAAATGCAAATACCAATGTGTCCATGATGGGTGAAACCTTCAAATACTGCGCACCTGTGGCAGGTGCACTGGGTTTTTCTTGTGAAGATACTGCGCAGGCTATCGGTTTAATGGCAAATTCAGGTATCAAATCAACACAAGCCGGTACTGCTCTGCGAACCATCATGAACACGCTTGCCGGAGATGTGAAGATCTGCGGCGATTCCATCGGTGAGGTGGAAATTGCAACAACAAATGCTGACGGCTCAATGCGTGATCTCAATGATATCTTAGCCGACTGCCGCTCTGCATTTTCACAACTATCTGAATCGGAACAGGCATCTGCGGCACAGGCGCTGGTCGGCAAGAATGCAATGTCCGGCTTCCTTGCACTGATGAATGCTGCGCCGGGAGATATCGACAAGCTACAGAATGCCATCGCAACTTGCTCAGATGAAGTGGACGGCTACAACGGTGTGACCGAGAAAATGGCGGCTGTCATGCAGGACAACCTTGCCGGACAGATCACAATTCTGAAATCACAATTACAGGAGCTTGCCATTTCCTTCTGTGAAATCCTGATGCCTGCAATCCGAGCAATCGTCAGTAAGATTCAGGGGCTTATCGACCACTTCAACGCCCTATCCCCTGCTGCAAAGGAAACCATTGTCAAGGTCGCTCTTGTGGCGGCTGCACTCGGACCTCTCCTTGTGGCGGTCGGCAAAACAATGGTCGGCGTCGGCAAGCTGATGAAGTTTGTCTCCAATCTCCCGACTATTATTGCAGGTGCAAAGGCGGCATTCACTTCCTTCGGCGCTGTGATCGGCGGTATCAGTGCGCCTGTGGTCGCTGTCATTGCAGTTGTCGCTGCACTGGTGGCGGCTTTTGTGCATCTGTGGCGCACGAATGAGGACTTCCGCAATAAGATTACTGCGATCTGGGAGCAGATAAAATCTATCTTCAGCGGCTTCTGTCAAGGCATTGTGGACAGGCTGAATGCACTCGGATTTGATTTTGAAAATATCACGGATGTGATAAAAGCGGTCTGGAATGGACTCTGCAAATTCTTAAAACCTGTATTTGAGGGTGTGTTCCAGCAGATCGCTAACATTTTCAAAGCGGTGACTGATATTATCCTGAATCTCCTCGATGTGTTTATCGGCATTTTTACGGGAGACTGGGACAGGGTGTGGAACGGTATCAAGGGCATCTTTGCTGCTGTATGGAATTTCATCAAGGATACGCTGAAAAATGCGCTGAATATGATCTGCGGTATTTTCGGCACCGATCTTGGTGAAGTAAAGGACTTCTGGGTAGGCGTCTGGACGACGATCAAAAACTTCTTTGTGAACATCTGGAATGGCATCAAAAGTATTGTATCTTCTGTGCTGAACGGAATCAAGAACTTTTTCGTGTCTATTTGGACGGGTATCAAGAACTTCTTTGTCGGCATCTGGACTGCGATTTACAACAGTGTATCCGAGAAAATCAATCTGATTAAAACGGTTATCACTGTCGTTTGGAACGCCATTCATACAGCGATCAGCACGGTGCTGAATGCAATCTGGAATGTCATTTCTACAGTATGGCAGACCATCTACGACTTTATCTCTCCGCTGCTGGAGGCATTCAAATATCTGTTCGAGACGATTTTTGAAGCGATCCACGTTATCATTAGCAGAGTCATGGACTGGATTCACGATAAGATTGTGGAGCGCTGGGAAACTATCAAGGCTGTTGTGACGATCGTGCTTGAGGCGATCAAGACCGTGATTGAAACTGTATGGAATGCGATTCATACAGCAATTACAACGGTGATGGACGCCATTCACAATGTCATTTCTACAGTCTGGAATGCGATCACCGGCTTTATCTCCGGGGTGCTGAATGCGATCTGGTCTGTGATCTCGTCTATCTGGGAGAGCATTAAGAATCACATTACCACTACGCTGAACGCGATTCATGCTGTTGTTTCTGCGGTATGGAATGCTATCAGCGGATTTGTCAGCAGCGTACTGAATACTATTTCTTCTACGGTCTCCAACATCTGGAATAACATTAAAAATACAGTCAGCACAGTAATGAATGCGATCAAAACAACTGTATCGAATATCTGGGACAGCGTGAAAAATGCCGTGACACAGAAGATCACGGCAATCAAGGATACTATCGTAAACGGCTTCAATGCTGCTGTGAATTTCATCAAGAATCTCGGTTCTCAGGCATTTCAGTGGGGCGCGGATATCATCAATAATATCGTGAGCGGTATCAAAAGCAAGATCAACGCTGTAGCAGATGCCGTCAAGGGTATTGCAGATAAGATTCGCTCCTTCCTGCACTTCTCTGTACCTGACGAAGGACCTCTTGCGGATTTCGAGAGCTGGATGCCGGACTTCATGAAGGGGCTGGCAAAGGGCATTAACAAGAGCAGGAAGTATGTTGAGGCGGCTGTTTCCGGTGTGGTTGATGCCATGACGCTGACGATGCAGTCCGGGCTGAATGTTGACATGGACGGCATCTCCGGAGCCATGATAAACGGCAGCAGCGGCGGTGTGGTCAACAACTACTACAACAATGACAACAGCCGCACAGTGAATCAGACCAATAATAGTCCGAAATCACTGTCACGGCTGGAAATTTATCGTATGACAAGGAATGCGCTGAATGTTTGAGTGTTTAGGTGTTCAAGATAATGGGACTGTTTTTCTTCTGCGCATCCGCAATCAAACCAGATTTATTCAGTACATCATGTTGAAATAAATCTACCACGGGAGTATTGAACAGATTAAAAAGGTATTGGTTTTCTTTAATATCTAATTCTTTTATGTCAATGAACTGAGTCATTCCTGTAATGTATGCTGCGAGAATATAAAAGTATTTTTCAACATTCATCCCCGCTTTGCTATCAATCTCATATATTGATTTTACCATGTTGGTAGGGTAGTTAGCTTTTGCGACATTTATGTCTTGACAGAGGTCAAAACACACAACTGGCGTTAAATAGTATTGACTTAAATCAAGATTTTCACAATTTATTGTCGCTTTGACTTGAAGCTTAGCATTTTCATTATTGTTTAACTCAGGAATAATCCTTTTCAATTGATCAAATATATTATTTCGATTACACCATGCGATATCTTTTGTTGTATGATTAGGATTATAGTCAGGGCATGCCTTTTTTATTAGAACACCATTTTGTGGGTAGAATATGAATTTAAAAGATGTGGAAAAAGGAATATATGTGCCGTAATTTACCTCTGGATATGAGAAAAAATGTTATTTCTCATTTGTGCCAGATTTATGCAAATCATATTAATCATAACGCTTTCATTACATCGCTCCATTAATTCACACTCAGCAATTTTCCCAAGATTAATCATGATACAGTTGAGATAGTTCTTGATTATTTCAAACGTTCCTTGAGAAGTAGTAACTGCACAGTTTCTTAAGCGATCTTTTATTGAACCACGTGATGTGAAAATGGCTATCTTCAATTTTTCGCGAGCTACAGCAGATGAATAGCCACTTGGATCTATATGAGTCAGATTAAAGGCTTCAACATTATCAAAATAAGTCTTACATATTGTAAGTAATCTATTTGAATAGAAGTCAATCGGAATGTGTACAGTCTCCATTAACTCACCCCCAAAGATATTTTGATGGTATTATCTTTAGTATAGCACAAATACGCTAATAAAACAAGGAGATATAACCATGTTTTTCAAACTTAGCCTCGAAAATTCCAATGGTGATCGTGTTGACATGACCGCTACGGCGAATCAGTATATGACCTCGCGGGTGGAAGGGCTGAATCCTCCCACCGGCACAATCAGCACCTCCTCCTACGCAGGTATGGACGGCAGCTACCTCAACAACGCCTTCATTGAGAAGCGGAATGTTGTCATTTCCTTCGAGATGCGCGGCGTGGGAGTGGAAGCCCGAAGGCATCAGCTTTACAAGGTGGTGAAACCTTCCCGCTACATCAAAATCTACTATGCGACCGCAGGCATTGACGTGTTTGCGGAGGGCTATGTGGAAAGCTGTGAGGTACAAAACTTCGAGATGCTTACAACCGGGCAGATTTCTATTCTCTGCCCGGATATTTATTGGTATTCCACGACTTCGGTCAAGGCTTACTACTCGCAGATCACCAGAGCATTCACATTTCCGTTCCCGACGGAGAGCAACCCGGAGCCGTTTATACTCGGCAAATACAACACGCAGAACATGATGACCATTGTCAACGACGGTGACGAAATCGGATTCACGCTGGTGATTGAAGCGCTGGAGGATGCGCGTTCTCCTACGCTGTATAATGCTGACACGGACGAGTATCTCCAGATCACCGGCGACATTCTCGCGGGCGATATTATTACGGTTACGACCAAGACGGGCAACAAGACCGTTACGCTCGAACGCGGCGGCGTCAAGACAAACATCATCAATCGGCTGGTGTCCGGCTCAACATGGCTGACGCTGCGGGAGGGCAAAAACCGCTTTTATCTGCGTGGTACGGGGCTGCAAAATCTGAAAGTAAAAATCGTCCATACGAACGCTTTTCTGGGGGTGTGATATGCAGATTGAAGTTTACCGCATGACGGCGGAGGAAGATGCGCTGACGATTACTCTTGAGGCGGTCTGCGACACCTTTTCTTCGCTCCTCTGGGATATTGAATATTACGACTGCGGCAGTTTTGAGGTGTATATCGCCGCCAATCCGGAGAATCTTTCGATTTTTCAGACCGGCAGAATCGTCGGTCGTGATGACGATAACCAGCATTTCGGTATTATTGAGTCTGTGCAGATTGATACAGATGCCGAAAACGGCGACTATCTGACAGTGCGTGGTCGCTTTTTGATGTGTCTGCTGGAACGGCGCATCATTCATCCGACATACAACGTCACATCGGCAAAGGCATACAGCGAGATCGTCCGGGAGGTCGTGACGCAGAATGCACTGCTCTCGGATAACCGCAGGATTCCGGGGCTTTCCCTCGGAACGGTGTCCGGTGCTTGTTGGGAGCAGACAGCAAAGCTGCAAGTATCTTACACCAATCTGATGCGGTGGGTGTATACGATCTGCGTGAAGATCGGAGGAACAGCAAATATCCGGCTGGTGAAAGCCAGCGGAGAGCAGTACCGAATGGTATTCGACCTCTCGGAAGGCACTGACCGCAGCCTGATGCAGGAGGATAATCCGCATATTATATTCTCCGACGCATACAGCAATCTGCTGTCGTTCAGCTATGCGGAGGATGCTTCTGTCCAGCTCAATTTTGCCTACATCTTCGGTCAGGGCAAGGGCGATGAACGCAAACGCACCACATATTGTGTCGGTGATGAGCCTGCATATCTTGAACGCTATGAGGTGTATGTGGATGCGGACGATATTTCCGAGACAGAGCAGATCGAGGGCGAGACCGTCCCGATACCGGAGGAGAAATACATCGAGCTGCTGAAAACACGTGGCTCGGAAAAGCTGGTGCTGCCGCAGACGGCATCGGAGTCCACGATTGCTACGCACAACACGCAGTATGTCTATAACCGTGATTATACTGTCGGCGATTATGTGACCGTAGAGCATCGGCGATTCGGCATGATCCAGCCGAGGATTCAGCTTATCGGCATGATTGAAGGTTACGACCAGAACGGACGCAGCCTGACACCGACATTCAAGGAGGAATGAACATGGCTTTTTACAGCGGATTTTTCAATTCAAAGGGGCTTGACCGCACCTACACGGCGGAGGATTTCACGACCTATCTGTCGAGCATCATCTGTAACGGCATTCTCGACACTTACGGGCAGATGTTCAAGCTGACAGCGGCAAGCAGCGGTCTGAAAGTCACGCTCGGCACAGGCAAGGCTTGGATCAACGGACACTATTTCGTGAATGATGCAAGATACAGCATCGACCTCAGCGAATATCAGGATGAGTCGCTGCCGAGATATGTGGCGATTGCCATTCTGCTGGATGTCGGGGAGTCGGTGCGCAGCGTATCTCTGGAAATCACGCCCGGTACGCCTGCGGAGAATCCGTCCCTGCCTTCGCTGCCAAGTGACGAAAATAAAACTCGTTTGCTTATGTATGCTGTGCGTCTGAATCCGGGAGCAACAGACCTGACGGAACGTGACTGGTACGATTATCGTGAGGATAAGAACGTCTGCGGCTACTGCAAGTGTATTCTCGGCAAGTGCAAGGTGACGGAGCTGATGTCGCAGATGGCACAACTTGTCGCAGAGGTACAGGAGAACAACGAGACCATTGTTGAGCTGACCAATAAGGTCGAGCAGCTTGAGGCGGAGGTCGAGGATATCGGGGACATTGTCTCTGCTGGTCAGTGCGGTGAAAATGCGTACTATGCGCTCTACTCCAATGGAAAGGTGCTTGTAAAAGGCACTGGCGCAATGTATGACTACGACCTCGAATCCAATCGTTCGCCGTTCTACCGGAACGATGCGGTGAGTTCGCTCGTGGTTTCCGAAGGTATCACAACAGTCGGTAAGGATGCCTTTGAACGCTGTCTGTATCTGGAAACTGTATCTCTCCCGACAACGCTCACCTCGATTGGAAACGGCGCATTTATGCCTGCGGATGAATATCCGAATGCAGCCGGAAAGCTGAACAGCATCACCATTCCTGATGCAGTTACAACGCTTGGCGGCGCTGTGTTCTGGGGTGCTGCTCTGACTTCTCTCACAGTTCCTCATAATGTAGCGACGGTTGGAAAGTATGCTTGCCGTGATTGTACGCGGCTGACATCAGTCCTATATGAAGGCTCCGTGATCGGCGGCTTTATGTTCGTTAACTGCACAGGTCTCACGAGCTTTACAATGGCGCACACGGTCACAACAATCGGTGAACACTGCTTCAATTACTGCGGCGCACTTGAAACGATCACTTACGAAGGCAGTCTTGCGGATTGGGCAGCAATCACAAAGCAGAACAACTGGGACGGCAAAGGCGGCATGGAAGTTGGACAGTCGGGGCTTACCCGTATACAGTGCCTTGACGGATTTATGGAATGGGATGCAGAAAACCACGAATGGACGGAGGTGCATGAATAATGTGGAAATTCCTTGTAAAAAGCCAGAGCATTGAAGTTCTGGAGCGTGAAGTGCTGGCGGATCACCAGATCCAGTATGTGCAGTTCAAGTTCACCTTTGACGGCGACTGGCGGCGATTTCATAAGGTCGTACAGTTTACGCAGTGTGATGAGACCTATAATATTGTTCTCGGCACGGACGGAACATCACTGTATCTGCCTGCGGAGCTTCATGTGGGCGCTGCAAAAATGTCGGTGTTCGGCTACGACACGGAGAGCGACACGACCGTTCGTGCAACGACTGTGCCGGTTACGCTGAATATCCGTCCTTCCGGCTTTGTGGGTGATGATGATCCGCCCATTCCGCCGACGCCCGATCTGTATGCGCAGCTTCTGAAGAAGATCGAGGAAGCAGGACATGGCGCTGACGGCAAATCCGCCTATGAAATCGCTGTGGAGCATGGGTATGTCGGTACGGAGGAGGAATGGCTGGCATCGCTCAAGGGTGAGCCGGGTGAAACACCTGATATGTCGGAATATCCGAAAACAACAGAGATCACGACTATTGTCGAGCGCGAGATTGAGGCAGCAACCGGAGATTTCCATTCTCATGCGAACAAGGCAACGCTGGATGCTTTTACACCTGAACTTCTACAGGAGCTTTCCGGCTTGCAGCAGTTTGAGGATTCCACCAATTACGATATTCATGATATCCGTGAGGCACTTCTTCCGATCAGCTCTGCGGCACATACACATAACAACAAGGATGTCCTGGACAGCATCACGCAGGAAATGCTTAACGGTATCGCACAGGCACATACACATCACAACCTCGCAACGCTGAACGGCATCACGGATTCTCATGTTTCACGTTGGGAAGAAGCATACATCGCAGCAATGAATCTGAATGAGCGTGTCGGTGTCAATGAGGGCGTGTTTGAGCGCTTCAAGACCGAGATTCTCTATGATATGCAGGGCTGCCGCACATCTATTTCGGATATCCTTACCCGGCTGTCTGCCGTGGAGACTGAGCTTTCCGGCGTAGAGACTGCACTTGCGGCAATTGTGGAGGTGACGACATGAGCATTGCAAATTATCTGACGGCGCTGGATGCACAGCGTGACCAGCTTGCGAGAAATCTCGTGACAATGGGTGTGCAGGCTTCGGAGTCTGAAAAGCTGAATACTCTCGTGCCGAAGGTGCTGCAAATTCCGACATCACGACCGGAAACGACACTGTTCCATTCCGGCAGTGATGCGCTTCAGACCTACGGCGAACTGGTCTACACCTACTATGTGGACGGCTACCGCAGCATTGCTGGCTTTGCAGATGTGTATCCGCATTTCTGCTGCGCGGAGAATGCCTATGCGCTTTCCTATAATCAGCCGGACTTCAACTGGGGCGCTGTCATTTACACCATGTGTATCACTCCGGTACGCATCACGCCTGCAAGCAGAATTCTGTTCACCTATAAGTCCGGCTCGACCGATGCAGGTGAAATGTGGCTGGTGCGCAAGAGCAGTCAGCAGATGTCGCCTGCGGAAACGGCGAGATACATCCACGAAAAGCTCAGCGGCGGTGAGGCGATTTCCGTTCCGTTCGGCTGGCTCGGCTCCGTCGGCAACTATATCTCCGTCCTGCATGACTGCAGCGGTGTATCTGCTGACGAATATTATCTCGCTTGGAAGGCAGTGACAGACAATACAAGCCCGATGATCCGGACGGTCAAGGTACTGGAGGTGACAACATGAAAGGAAGTATCTGTACGGTGATTGGCGCAATCGGCGGAGGAATAGCAGCGCTGTTCGGCGGCTGGGCTTCTGCGCTGGTGACACTCATCATCTTCATGGGCATTGACTTTGCAACCGGAATGATTACCGGCGCAATGGGCAAGTCGAAACACAGCAAGACCGGAAAACTCAATAGTAAGGCTGGCTGGTACGGACTCGCAAAGAAGGGCAGCATCCTCATGCTCATTATCGTGGCGGTGCGTCTGGATATTCTGCTCAACACCAATTATGTGCGTGATGCGGTCTGCATTGCATTCTGCGTGAACGAGCTGCTGTCCATCGTGGAAAATACATCGCTCATGGGAATTCCGTATCCGCCCGCACTGAAAAATGCCATTGAGGTGCTGCAGAAGCAGACCGGCAGAAAGGATGATAACGATGATTAAGACCTATGGCTATACAGATAACACGCAGCTCTCTCCGCACTTCAATGCGCAGGAGTTCCGCTGCAAATGCGGCAAGGCACATGATTTTCAGATCGACGATGATCTCATTACAAGGCTGGAGGCGCTCTATGCAGCCCTCAACTGCTCTAAGATCATCGTGACTTCCGGCTTCCGTTGTGCTGCTCATGATAAGGCAGTCAAGGGCAGCGGCACGGGACAGCATACACTCGGCAAGGCGGCGGACATCTGCTGCTACGGGCAGAACGGACAGCCTATCTCCAGCAAGACGGTCTGCTGCAAGGCACAGGACACGGGCTTTACCGGCATCGCCAATACCACTGCTGCCTACATCTATACGCACGTCGATGTGCGTTCCGGGCGAAAGTGGTACGGTGATGAGGTTCACGGCAACAGCAGCGTGACCGATAATTTCTACAAATACTTTGGAGGCGAGGATATGAAGGGCATCGACGTCAGCGTTCATAACGGTAAGATCGACTGGCAGAAGGTAAAGGCTGACGGCATCAGCTTTGCGATTCTCCGGGCAGGTTTCGGCAGGCTGGCATCACAGAAGGATGACCGTTTCGAGGAAAACTATGCGGGTGCAAAGGCAGCAGGCATTCCGGTCGGTGCGTACTGGTATTCCTACGCCATGAGCGAGGACGAGGCTCGTCTGGAGGCTGATGTGTTCCTGTCCGTCATCAAGGGGAAGCAGTTCGAGTTCCCGGTGTACTACGATGTGGAGGAGAAGAAGCAGTTTGACCTCGGCAAGGAGAAGGTGTCGGCGATCATGCGGGCGTTCCTTGAAAGAGTTGAATCCGCCGGATACTTTACCGGTCTGTACGGCTGTGCTTCCTCTCTCACAACACATACCGCCGATGACATTAAGTCCCGCTACACGATCTGGCTGGCACACTGGTGTAACCAGACAAATTATACCGGCGCATACGGCATCTGGCAGCACTCCGAGAAAGGCAAGGTCGCAGGCATCAGCGGCAATGTCGATCTTGATGTCGGCTACAAAGATTTCCCGACCATCATTAAGGCAAAGGGGCTGAACGGCTACGGCAAGGAGGAAGTCCTGCCGAATCCGCCTGCGCCTGCTGCCGATGACGGCATCACGGTTGAGGTCACTGTGGACGGCAAGAAATACAGCGGAAAACTGAATAAGGCATAACATCAGCGCCCGTCGGGAATTTTTTCTCGGCGGGCGCATTTTTTCGTCCAAACGCACCTCGATTCTGTAGTGGGATATGAAGGGGTTGACTTTTCCGGCTGTCAATAGGAGGTGCTATCATGGAACAGCATAAAATCATTGATGAGATCAACTACTACAAAGCGCAGGAAATCACGGAACTGCTCTACGCCAGTGGTATGATCACATTTGACGAGTATGACAAATTAACGGACTTGAACCGCCGATCTTTCTCTCCCTTGTATGCGGACTTATTACCGAAAACGCTTGAAAAACCAGCCACTCAGAGTTAATATTGTATACTGACAAAGGGGGGAAAAGCAATGAAAATCAAGAAAATTGAAGCACAGCCGCATGAGGTAAAAAAGCTCCGCGTAGCAGCCTACTGCCGTGTTTCAACTGACAATGACGATCAGAAGGAAAGCCTTGAAGCACAGAAAGCACATTATGAAACGTGGATCAAGAGACATTCCAACTGGGATTTTGCCGGGATATTTTATGATTTTGGCATTACCGGAACAAAAGCGGATGTTCGTGACGGATTGCAGGCGCTGATGTATGAATGCCGTATCGGACGCATCGACTATGTGCTGACAAAGTCGGTGAGCCGCTTCTCCCGAAACACCACGGACTGCCTGTCGCTGGTGCGAGAGCTGCTTTCTTACAACATCCCGGTTTACTTCGAGAAAGAGAATCTGGATACCGGGAGCATGGAGAGCGAACTGATCTTATCCATTATCAGCGGAATGGCGCAGGATGAATCGGAGTCCATTTCCAAGAACGTAAAATGGACGGTGCAGAAGCGCATCGAAGCCGGAAAGTATAAATTCGGTTATCCGCCATATGGGTACGGACGCGATGAAAACGGCATGATGGTGATAAACCCGGAGGAAACAAAACACGTTCGTCAGATTTTTGATTGGGCGCTCAGCGGTATCGGCACATTTAAGATCGCACATATGCTCGAAGAACAAGGTGTTCCGACACGAAAGGGCAGCGCTTGGGCAGCATCAACGGTTAAGGGTATTCTCACGAACGAGAAATACTATGGTGCAGCAATGTTTCAGAAGACCTACACCGACAGCAGCTTTAAGCGACATCGCAATCACGGTGAAGCCGACAGCTACTTTGTTTCCGGGCATCATGAAGCTATTGTCAGCGAGGAAGAGTTCCATAAAGTGCAGGAGATCATAGAAATGCACATTAAAGAAAAGTGCATCGTGCGAGGTACCAGAAAGTACAACAACCGGTATCTGTTCTCTGGCATCATTACCTGCGGAGAATGCGGCGATACTTTTAAACGGCAGACGATTTCCAGCGGCATAAGCTGGTGCTGCAAGACGCATCTGAAAAACAAAGCGAAATGCTCCATGATGTTTATCCATGAGGAAGCATTCAAGGCGGCGTTTGTTACGACGCTCAATAAGCTGGTCTTTGGCGGCAAGCAGGTGCTTTACCCTTATTATGAGATGCTCCGGATTACCAATTCTGACGAGAATATTCAGCGGATTCAGGGAATGAAGCAAGAACTGCAGCGTTATGCAGAACGGAAAGATACAATCCGTCAGCTTCGCGCAAAGGGTATCATCGACAGTGCGGTCTATAATCAGGAGATCGGCAGCATAGATAAACAGTGTGAGGAATTAAGGTCAAAGATAACCGCGCTGCAGCAATCCGATGCAAGCGCGGTGCTCAGCGAGACGGAAGCACTTCTGCGGTTTAGCGATTCTGCCGGGATGCAGACCGAGTTCAGTGAACAGCTTTTTGCATCCTTTGTTGAGCGTATCATCGTGTACACAAGGAAAAGCGTCGGATTCAAGCTGAAATGCGGACTGACTTTGAAGGAGGAATTATGTACGGATACAAAATAGAAAACGGGACAATCGTTGTTGTAGAAGATGAGGCGGCTATCATCCGCAGCATTTTCAAGAATTATCTGTCTGGTATGAGTATGCAAAAGGCAGCAGATGCAACTGGTGTCGATTTCCCGCATAGCACCGTGAAAAAGATCATCCGGCAAAAACGGTATATCGGGAACGAATTCTATCCTGCGATTATCGAAAAGGAGGTATTCGCAAGAGCCAACGGTGAACTGCTCCGCAGAGCTTCTAAGCATTGCAGGGGAAAGCGCCTGAAAGAGCCGCCGATTTTCACCGAGTTCAAAATGTTTGTGCCGAAGCAGCAGTTCAGTGATCCGGTTCAGCAAGCAGAATACATCTATAGTCTGATCGAGGTGAAACGATGAATGTCATAAAAATACCTGCAAAGCCGCAGAAAGGCAATGCGGCAGCAAAGGAGGAAGTGAAGCGCCTGCGGGTGGCGGCATACTGCCGTGTCTCAACGGACAACGAGGAACAGGCTTCCAGCTACGAGGCGCAGATCCAGCACTATGAGGAATACATCAAGACGAATCCGGTGTGGGAGTTCGTCAGGGTGTATGCGGATGAGGGAATCAGCGCAACCAATACAAAAAAGAGAGAACAGTTCAACACTATGATCGAGGACTGCAAAAGAGGGCTGATCGATATGATTCTGACCAAGTCAATCAGCCGATTTGCCCGAAACACTGTGGATTGCCTAAATTATATCCGTATGCTGAAAGGCATGAATATCCCTGTTTTCTTCGAGAAGGAATCAATCAACACAATGGATGCTAAGGGCGAGGTGCTGCTTACCATAATGGCATCGCTGGCACAGCAGGAATCGGAGTCGCTCAGCAAGAATACGAAAATGGGAATCCAGTACCGCTTCCAGCAGGGGAAAGTGATGGTGAATGCACGAAACTTCCTCGGCTATGACAAGGACGAGTCGGGGCATCTGATCATCAATCCGGCAGAGGCTGAGATCGTCAAGCGTATCTTCCGGGAGTATCTGGAGGGGGCAAGCTGCATGAAGATCGCCAGAGGGCTGGAGCGTGACGGCATCTGTACCGCAAGGGGAAATCCGCGTTGGCACGACAGCACCGTCCGCAAGATACTGGAGAACGAGAAGTACATGGGTGACGCGCTCCTGCAAAAGACCTACACCATAGACTTCCTGAACAAGAAGCGTGGCAAGAACAACGGCACTCTGCCGCAATACTACATCGAGGACGACCATGAAGCAATCATCCCCAAGGAATTATTCATGAGAGTGCAGGAGGAAATGGCGAGGCGGAGCACCGAGAACAGCAGGAAACGCCGGTTCAGCTCCAATCACGCTTTTTCGCAGATCGTTTTTTGCTCTGAGTGTGAGGAAATCTACAAGCGGCTGCACTGGAATAATCGCGGAAGTAAGTACATCGTCTGGCGCTGTTCGAACCACCTGCACGAGAAAAAGACCTGCAATTCACGGACAGTCAGGGAGGACGTTTTGCAGGATGCCTTTCTGGAGGCGGTCAATCAGATCGTCGGAAACAGCCGAGAATACCTGAAAATACTGCAGCAGAACCTTGAGCTTGCGATCAAGCAGGTGAATCCGGCTTCTGTTGAGTACCTTGACGCACGAATGGAAGACCTTCAGCGTGAGCTGATCGACCGAACAGAACGTCACGAGAACTACGACGATCTGGCGGAAGAAATCCTGCGCCTGCGGCAGCTTCGGGAGCAGATGGTGATGGACGATGTATCGAAGGCAGAATACCAGAGCCGTATCAAGGAACTGCAGGCGTTCATCCAGTCCCAGCCGAAACGCCTGACATTTGACGATACACTGGTAAAGCATCTGCTGGCAAAAATCACGATATTTCCGGAGCATCTGCTGTTTGAGTTCAAGTCCGGCGTAAATATCACGATCGAAAAGTGAATAGATAGAGCGAACCCCGCGTCACTGGTTTCAGTGGTGCGGGGCTGTTTTTATTCTTCCTCGACCATAACGGTCATACCGGTTCCTTTTTGGTTTAAAGCGTATTTTCTGTCTGCATATTCACACACTCAACCATATTACAACTCTTAATGAAAAACTGCGCCTTCGTTTTCCTCGATAATACGTTGTTTTGAAACCTGTCCGCATTTTCACACACTGAAAAAGGGGCAATCGCAGAATTACACACCAACCAACCGAGTGCGTAAAAATGCGGAAATTCCGTGTATCTCATAGCAATTTTTCAATTTGTCTGATATGTTCTCATTTACACGAAAACTGGGCTGTTTTGAGTGCTTTTTGAATTGCACATATTCCGTAAAACTGCGTAAAATCGGCGTTTTATCAATTGTTCCTTGTCAGCAGAACTACGCACTCAACGTGCCTCGTTCTCGGAAACAAATCAAAACCGCAGACTTTTACAGTGGAGTAACCATTATTTGAAAGCCACTTGGCGTCGCGGGCAGCCGTAGAGGGATTGCACGAAATCATAACGATTTTATCGGGCTGAGCGCCGAAAACAGTTTGAAGAGTTTCCTCGGAACAGCCTTTTCGCGGAGGGTCGAGCACAATGATATCGGGATCGCAGCCGCGGCTTCTGAGTTTAGCAAAGACCTCGCCTGAATCGCCGCAATGGAACTCAGCGTTGGTGATATTATTGGACTCCGCATTTTTTCCGGCATTCTCTACCGCCTGCGGAACAATTTCCACACCTATGATTTTTCCTGCCGTTTTTGCCATGGAAAGCCCTATAGTTCCCGCGCCGCAGTAGAGGTCTACAATGACTTTGGTATTATCCGGAGCCGCATACTCCAAAGCCTTGGCATACAACCGCTCCGCCTGAACCGTGTTGACCTGATAGAACGAAAGTGGTGAAATATCGACCTTGTTGCCGCACATCACGTCAGAAATAGTGTCACTGCCGAAAAGAGTCACACACTTTTTACCAAGGATAACATTAGTTTTTTCGGGGTTTATATTAAGAACAACGCTTACTATCTGAGGATACTTTTGAGTTACTTCGCGCACAAAACCTGCGAGTTCGCGGCTTATGTCACGGCGAACAACAAGGCACAGCATGATCTCACCGCTGTGAGCTCCGCACCGAAGATAAATGTGGCGCATTATTCCCGTACCACTTTTCTCATCATAAACGGAAACTCTCCTGCTGTTAATGAATCCGAGAACATCTGCGGCTATATGCGAGAAAATTTTCGGCTGGAGCGGACAGTCCTCAACCGGAATGACCCTGTGGCTTCTCGGCGCATAGAATCCGCACACAGCCTTTCCGTCCTGCAAAGCCAAAGGATACTGAGCCTTATTGCGGTAACGGGAAGTTTCAAGCGCTCCCTGAAACTCTTCAAACTCAGGGGACAAACCACCTATTCGCCTGAATGCGTCCTCAACGACAGCGGACTTCGCACGGCACTCAGCCTCGTAGGATATGTGACGATACACGCAGCCGCCGCACTTTGAGCACACGGGACAGTCAACGACGATCCTGTCGCCTGACGGCTCAAGGATCTCGTCCACGATACCAAATGCATAACTTGACAAAACCTTGACTATTTTTACGCGGATACGGTCGCCGACGGCTGTTGACGGAACAAAAACAGCCACACCGTCCACACGGCAGACTCCGCTCCCTTCAGAAGTAAGTCCTGTTATTTCTGTCTCAAAGAGCTGATTTTTCTCAAGCATTCCACGATCTCCTCTTTCTTTTCCATTAGCTTGTCGAAGTTTCGTATGTATTCGTAGGGAAATTTATAGTTATGGATACGGTTTATTTTGCCCTCGGGATAGACAAGCTTTGTCGAAGCGGCACAGCCTGCTCCGATGATAGTCTGCGTCTCATCCATAATGAAAATATTGTAATAGCTCTCAAAGCCTTTTTTCGCGTATCCGACATTTTCAAGATTATCGAGCGTATTCTTCTGACGGTAAAGGTAATACGGCAGATAGCCGCTCTCCATCAGCCGCTTAACGCTGTAATCGACCATCTGTACAGCAGGGTGAGCATCCTCAACTCCCCCACCCCAATACATATCGGCTGCACGTTTTATTGTCAGCGTGTGAACCGTAATGCTTTCCGGATCAAGTTCTATCATGCGGTCAAGAGTATTCCTGAAGCTCTCAGCCGATTCCGTAGGCAGACCTGCTATGAGATCCGTGTTTATGTTGTTGAATCCGACCTTGCGCGCAGTCTCGTAAGCCTTAATGAAATCCGCTCCCGTGTGCCGCCTGCCTATCACGCGCAGCACTTCATCATTGAGCGTCTGCGGATTCACGGAAATCCTGTCAGCGCCAAGAGCCTTTATAACACGCAGTTTTTCCTCGGTAATGGTATCGGCACGACCTGCCTCAAAGCTGTACTCGCGCACATTGTCAAGGTCGAAGTTAGCCGCAACAGCCTCCATAATAAGCTGTATATCGCCTGCCGAAAGCGATGTGGGAGTTCCGCCGCCGAAGTATATCGTATCTATTTTTGTGTTGTTTTCCTTTATGATCTTTCCGATTATTTCAAGTTCCCGGCAAAGCGCCGAAACATAGTCGGGTATAAGCTTTACCGCGGAATCCATACTATGCGACACAAAAGAACAGTAACTGCACCTTGTCGGGCAGAACGGAATAGAAACATAGAGACTGACCGCGCTCGGGTCTATCTTATTTAGGATCGGAAGCTGGTTCACAGCCGTATCATAAGCAAGACGATACTTTTTTGGCGATATTTCGTACTTTTCGGTCAGTTGACGTTCAATATCATCATCACTTATCCCCTGCTGCATGAGCTCAATTACCTTTTTTACAGGACGTATTCCCGTCATCAGACCCCAAGGCGGAGTAATTCCGCTGAGACGGCTCAGAATATGGTAAATAAGTCTGCAAAGTTCGTGTTCAAGCGTATTTCGGTCGGTCTCTGCGGTACAGCCGAGAACCTTGCTGCTGCTCATTACTTCCTGCTCCGCGCCAAGCTTCACCTGCGCAGAGATTTCTGTTTCCGCCCCATTCAGCTCAATTGTCTTTGCCGCGATAAACTTCGGCTTATCGGCTAAAAGTTCATTCTCTCCGCCGTTTTCCGCATAGAGGAACTCGAACCTCGTTCCCGACGGAAAAAACATCTTAGACGTAGCCTCGACCTCGTATTTAAAAGAATTGCCGATCAGCACGATCGGCATTTTAAAATCATTGCTCATTTGTTTCTGAATTCCTTCATGTATGGATTTGCTCTGCGCTCATAGTCGAGAGTTGATGTTTCATTGTGACCCGGATATACCTTGTAATCGCCGTCAAGGCTGTACAATATTTCGAGCGACCTGCGCATTTCATCGGGACTTCCGCCCAGAAAATCCGTTCTTCCGCACGAACAGCAAAACAGCGTATCGCCCGAAAACAGCGCGTCCTCGCAAACATAGCAGACGCTTCCCTTTGTGTGACCGGGAGTGTGCAGAACGCGAAAAGTGCAGTCGCCGTCATTGATATAGCTGTCGCCGTAAATAGCGGTCCAGTCCGTGAGGGGCACAAACCGGCGAATAGATATCG